CCGAAATAGCGGTTGTTAGCATTGAAAGAAGTAGAGCTCAACTTGTTACCATCTTCGTCCCAAATTGCTATATGAATATCTCCTTCTAAAGGAACTTGTGGATCTATTTTTTGAATTTTAAAATCCACCCTATACTTACCGTTTCTACTAATTTTTTTAGTTAAAGCGGATGAAGACGGGTTTGTGTCATCGAATTTTAATTCTATTTTCTCATTCCCATTACCACTGAGAAGTGAATTAGGTGCAAAAGTTGGACTGTGTGACGCTGCTAAACTAGCTATTCTCGTGGATTCATCTTGATAACTTGTAGAACCTGCAACTAATGAAACTTGCGTTAAATCCCAAGGATTGTATTCGAAACGCTTTCTTGCAGAAGAATATGTCCAAGTTCCATTATTTAGTGAGAAACTAACATTAGTATTATCTAAAGTACTTTCTTGTATTTCAGGCTCAAACACATTTGAGAAATTGTTATCTTCCCAATCTGTAATTTTACCCCTTATAGTATAGTTTGTAATTGGAACAGAGGGAGCGTTAGTGCCATCAAATTCTTTAATTGTCACCGACATCCATTTTCTCCAATCTAAATCAAATGATTTATTACCCTCTATATCTTCAATTATTTGGGTTTTAAATATATCCCCAACTTTTAAAAAACTAAAATCGTGCTCATCACCTATAGAGGTAGATATTATCGAACTTGGCGTATTGCTATTGTTCATGCTATCACTAATCTGCATAACACCCGTGTAGTTTTTAAGAGGATCTCTTATGGTTTCGTATTCTAAAAGTGGAGGGTATTTTGGATATTTTTTTATAACCGTTATGTGGGATTCGTTTAAATTTACAGTTGTTAGCACTCCTCTTACAACAAGCTTTGTGGGTGCATCTCCTTTGTTGTTAAGATTACCAGCTTTACATCTTTGTATATTTATTTTTTTAGGCTCAGAATTATTGTCTGTCCAAAACAACATACCATCAATTATATTAACACCTGTTATTATGTTGTTTACGTCAAAATTTAAACATATAGGCAGACTAGAGTTTGTTTTATGCATGTCGGCAACCACAACAAAAGCTTCTTTTGTTTTAGTATTGTATTCAACAATCATATCCTTATTAGCTCCAGTTAGGAATATATATAATACGTCATTTTTTTCGTCTGGTACACTACCTACACATACGCAGTCGGTAGGTAAAATTATATCATCACCATTACCTTTTAAAGTAATCTCACTGTTACCTAATATATTTTGAATAGTACCAACATCAGAACCCTCTGAAGTCGAAACCTGTACATTCATCGCGTCCCTATACTCTCCATTTGGAACAAGTCTCTCGTCGAGATCCTTATTCATTCTACCTTTAGTAAAATTATGCTTAATCTCTGGCATGTACTAGTGTTTTATTTGTTTAGATTTACCTCTAAGTATTTTTGTTAACTCTTCCAACTTAATGTTAGATAATCTTAATTTAGCTTTTCGCGTTTCAGCAAACTTTTCTTTTTTAAACCTTGGGGCTAATTGTTGGTGTAGTTGCGAGGATGATGTAGATAAAATAGCATAAGCTATATGTTTGTACATAGCTTCTTCAGCAAATTTATGAACTTGCATTTCGTTATCAGTTCCCAAACTATCACTTATATAATCTAATATCACAGTTTTTCCCGAAATATTAGAACTAAAATGAATCTTTCCAGAGATATTGTCTATATAAAAAGAACCATTAGCTTGAGCGTGTTGAGGATCAAGACCATATCTTTCACCACCTAAAGGCCAATATTCATCATCTTGATAATCATCTTGGTTTTCAGACGGTGTAGCTGACTTGTAATTTGACCAAGTGGTAGATGTTTCGCTATTACCATCTCTAACTATAGAAATATTATCTATAGTAACACTATCACCACCACTACCAGTGTTATCGTTTCTAAAAGCCACCACTTGAGGATCCCAAGTATTATTAGGAAAATAAGTATTAGATGCTGACATGTCAATTGTTTGCGTGTATGTACCATTAGCAGTAACAGCTGTGCCTACAAATAGTGCTCCGTTTTCATCAGTAATATGCCATTGATAACTACCAGCCACATAATTGCTTAATGTAAAAGTTAATGTATATGTTTCTCCACTGTATATAGGTACACCTACCTGTCTTATAGCATTATAAACCACACCAGTACTCCCATTAGGAATCCCAGCGCTTGTTTCTCCACCGTTAAAAAGTGTTAATTTATTATTATCCCAAACCCAACCGTTAGAGTTAGCCAATTCTGGCTCTTCTAAAACAACGCTTATAGCACTTCCATCCTTCGCACTAACATTTGCTTCCCAACTACCTATACCACCTTGTAACGTTTCTCCACTTAACAAATTACCAGATGGTATTAAGTTACCATTTAAATCAAATAAGAAATCTCCATCTGTTTCTTGTTGAGGTTTAGTAGGGTTTGAAGTTTTACTTGTAGGATACAATAAGTGTTTTATTCCAGCTGAATCCACCCAACTTATTTTTGTGTAATTTACATAGTCTTGTGGAAGTATCATTTGCAGTGTTGCTGGCACTGTTATTTCCTGTGCTTTTATAGATTTAAAAGTATCGAATGATAATTCTTGCATCGCTCTTTGAGCGTGAAAAGCTATGTCAGCTCTTTTTATTTTGGGTATTACTTTGTTTTCTCCAACATAAGCGATTTGGAATTGAGTTATAATATCATCTAAAGATGTGAATTGATAGTTGCCATAATCATTTCCTTGATAATACTGTCCTTCTGATGTGCTATCTAATAATCCCATTTATTTATTGTTTTTCTTGTTGAACTTGTGCGGCCTGAAGTCCAGCCGCAACCTGTGTTAATTGTGGTTTTTCTATAGCAACACCGGCTAGCGCTAGTATTCTATATACTAATTCTGTCTCTTCTGACGCGTGTAGTTCAAAATTAACAGTTTGACTTGAATTATATAAAGGTTTATTGTTTACAACAATATAGGCCCAATTAGGTTTTTTAGGTGGTCTAATATAACTAATTAATACAGCACCATCAACACTTGGATCGTAAGGGTCTGATATTTGTGGTTTTGGATATATTCTTATAGATATACCTTTTCCAGTATGTGTTCTTTTCCAATAAACAGGTCTTTTTTCAGTATGTTTTGCTAAAGGACTAGATCCATATAAAAAAAACTCATCACCCACTTGTGTTTCTTCTGCAACATAAAGAGGTTGACCAGCTTTACGACGAAGTCTAACCGATATTAGTTTATACATGCTTTCGTTACTAGAATCTTGTACTAAACTACCCGTATTATCTTCAATAAATACGTCTCCATCAATATTAGTCTCATCAGACATATTTTGATCGAATCTTTTAAAGTGACCTATTTTGTTTTCTATATTAGTAACGGTATCTGAATAAGATATATCGTTACCTGGTAATCTTTGAAATTGATCTAAGTCATAAAAATATTGTTCGAAGATTTCTTTTTGAGCATGGTCAGCAAATAAGTTGAATTCTTGAGGAGTAATATATCCTCTTTGCTCTTTATTAGCCAATGCTAATACTTTTTGATATACTGTGTCTACGCTTACTGCCATAATTTTTTTTTAATTTATAATAAAGTAACCACCCCGAAGAGTGGTTACTCTACTAAGGTTGATTACGAATTGAATCGCTTTTCTATATTGGAGTATATCTCCATTCCTTCATCAGTTTTAAACCAAGCAGCTAAAGCTGAATAAGGGTGTTCGTCAAATGGAACATTCATTAGTTTTCTATCATTAGAACCCCATGAAAAAGTTCTTTGATCAGAAGATAGTTTTAATATCCCCATTTCAGTTGCTCTAATACCAAAGTTTCTTAAAACAACGTTGTCATCATTTACTAGTTCTAAGAACAACGCTGGGTTTCTCTTAGCATATAATAGTAAATCTCTTTTAAGTTCTTTAGAGCTCATCTCTGATACTTTAGAACCAATCTCCACGCGCATAACTGCTTCAGCCATATCTATATCCATAGATTGCGCGGCATTTAATGCTTCAATTTCCAATTCTATAGTCTCAACCTGGTTAGAAGCTATAGCTTGAGGTTTGTGTTCATAATAAAGCGATTCTCTATGTGGATGATATAAAGATAGCAGTTTTTGTAAAACTGTTTTTTCTTTTGGAACAAACAAGCCACCATTTCTAAATATAATATGTTCTAATCTTTGTTCTCCTTGCATTTCGTCTACAAATACCGTTCTTTGGTTTTGACAATATTTAAGCTCTCTTTCATAGCCCTTTTCTTCATCAAAATAATAAATATTTGCAGATTTTATCATTCTTGATAGAGGTTTTTTTCTACCTTTTAAATAATAAGCTCTATCTTTTATTTCCCAAGTATTTTTTTTTGGCTCTGGTTTTTCCATAACCGGTGTTTCAACTTTTGGTTGTTCTACAACCTGTGGAGTTGCTTCCACTTCTGTTTTTTGTTTTTTTGCCATAATATAATATATAATAAAATTAATAAAAATAAAAGAGAGGGCAGAGAGCGTTTACATGCATGCCGCCCTCTCCTTTAAAATAATCGTGCTTAGTTCATTAACATGAAGTTATTTGCACCTTGTGTAATTAAACATCTTTCAGATAACATGTGAACTTGCATTGCATCTAAAGCAGATGTAGCGGCTCCAACAGAACCAGTAACCCAAGTTTTCATTTTTCTGTCATCAGTTTGTGAAGCTCTATAACGAACATGTAAGAAAGGACGTTTCATGTTTTTTCCTAATTGTTGGTCATAAACACTAGAAGTACCAGCTGGAACAATAACTCCTCTAATCGCATTCGCAGCGTTAGCAGCGTTAATACCACCTCTAGTAGCTAAATCATTTAAGTATCTAAAGTCAGATTTGTAGAAATCGTAAGATCCACGTCTGAAACCAGAGAAACCTAAGTTTAATGCCATATCTTCAGAGTTGTTGAATACTCCGTAAGAAGTACCACCAGCACCGTAAGAATTCATAGAAGCTAACATGTCATCCATTGCTAAACTAGTAGCTCTATTTACGAACATCATGTTTTCTTCAATAGCACCTTGCTTGTCAAACTCTGCTAATATAGCATCGAACTCAGCTAAATCAGTAGCAGCGTTAACACCAGTAACACCAGAAGTTGAATTACCTCTAGACTCGACAGCCGCAAATAAACCTTCAGTACCAAATTTATCACCATCAGCAGTTAAGAAACTATCTACCAAAAGTTCAACACCTGAATCTGTATCGTTATTTGTTTCGCCTTCTAACATTGCCATTTCAACATAATCAGTAAAACGAGCTCTTGTATCAGCTTCAGCTTTTAAATACCATAAGTATCCAGAAGCACCACCCTCAGAAGTAACTTCAACCCAACCAATTCTAGACGCATCAGAACCTGATATTTCGTAGTAATCTTTTAAGATAATTGGTTTGTTAGAGAATGATTTGAAAGTTGGCTCGTTAGCACCTCTTTGATCAGTTGCAGCAGCAGCCGCAGAATTATAAGAAGTACCTTTAGCAAATTCAGAACCATAAACCATAATAGTCGTGTCTTTGGTTCCACTTTCAGTAGACATACCAGCAGCCGCAAGAGTAATGTAGTTGTAAGGAGATACCGTGATTCTAGCACTTACCACTTCTATAACTAAACATTTTACTACAGCTTCAGAGTTAGCTACAAGCACAGTATCGTTAACTCTAATACCGTGGTTAGCAGCTGTAAATCCAGAAGTTTCATCAATATCGTGCGTGATATCAATGTCACCACCTCCAGTCGCATCCACGTCGTGAATATGACCTTTAAATGATAGATGTAATCTACCTTGTTCAGACCATACTACTTGATCAGCAGTCATAGCCTCTTCCGCACCAACTTGAGATAAAAAACCTGAAATTGTTCTGTTTCCAAAAACCTCAGCTTCTTTTTCCATTAAGTCCGGTACATATTGTTGCGCCCATCCTTGTCCAGATGTAGACGCTAAATCTAAATAGTTGTCAGCTAACGTATACTTCATCGCTGAAGGCACGCTATTTAACAAATTTCCATTAGTAATTGCCATTTTTTATTGTTTTAAATTGTTATTTTTGATTTTTAATTTTAAACTTAAAATCAGAAGAATTATCACCTAACACTTTAAACTTTAAACCACCTGCTTCAATTTTTCCATGACTTTGTCTTGGATTCATATTCACGTTTTTGGCTTTAGCAACGCTATCTTTCATAGCATCAGCTTTTCCTTGTTCATAAAAGTGTCTTGCAACAGCATCCGCATTCATTGCTGTGTACAGAGATTTATGATAACCTTTAGCGTCTTTTAAAGCAGAGTTCTTATCCAAAAACTTTTTGGTGAAATTGCTTATATCGCTTTGAGTATTTTTAACCTCTTCAGCATTGTTTACATTAAACCTGTATTTTTTATCACCGACGTTATATTCAAAACCTTTGAATTTGTCGTTGAAAACATTATTTGTTTTCTGTGTAAAAATGTCAGAGTTTGTTTTAACTGTTTTTTGATTTGCTTCTGACTCCTTGTTGTATCTATTAAAGAAATCAATTGCTTTCTGTTGCTCACCCGTAAGTTTGCTTCCAGCTTTAATTTCTTCATAGTATTTGGACTTTTGCCCGTCCAAGTGGGCTTTAGCGCTGGCAACTTGCTCTTTTAGCGCTAGTTTCTTTCTTCGTATCTCTATTTCTTCGTCCATATCTTCGTCATAAGAGAACGTGTCTTCCATAAGGAAGTTAATTTCTTCTGTGTTTAAGTGAGGTTTTGTTTGTTTATAATATTCGTATAATAAAGCTTGATCATCTAACTTTGAATAATCTTGATTAAGTTTAACATAGTCACTTAAATCTCCACCAGTTTCTTCCATAAAATCCATTAACTTTTGAATGTTTTCTGGAACTGGTTTACCTGTTTCTTGAGCTTCTACTATAGCTTCAGCAACTTGCTCTTCTAGTTCTTCAGCCTCTTCTGTTATCTCTTCTAAAGCAGGTGTTTCATTATTTTCTTCTGTAGATTGTTCAACAACCTCTTCTTTATCAGTCGTTTCTTCAGTAACCTCTTCTTGAACTTCCTCGGTTTTTGTATCATTAACTGGCTGTTCATCTTCTATTTTTTCTTTAGGTGGGTTACTTAAATCTACTTTTATTACGCTATCGTCTCCAGCGCTTTCAAATTTACTTTCATCAATTTGAGGTGTTTCCTCAGTTTGATCTTGTGTAGTTTCTTCAACTACGTTTTCTACATTTTCTTCCATAATATAATATAATAATAATTAATAAATAGTTTATCTAGGTTCAAAATTACCTAAACCAAAGTTACCACTTAAAACATCATTACCTGATGATTCAAAATCTTTAGGTGGAGCTCCAGTTTTTCTTTGGTCAATCAATTGACTTTGTTGACTAGCTTGTATTTTTGTTCTTTGATCTTTTCGATCTTCTTTCATGTTACCATCTTCTCTAGCAGATTGCTTGTCTAATTCTCTCAATCTTAAATTTAACTCAAACTCATGATCCATTAACTGCATTTTAACTTGAGCTTCTTTATCTAAGTTAGCTCCTTTTAATTGAGCTTTAGCATTCTCTAACTCAATTTGACTTTGGGTTAGTTGCTGTTGTTTTTGAACTTCTCCTTGTTGAATCTGTTGTTGAGCTTGAGCTTGTGCTTGCGCTTGAGCTTCCGCTTGTTTCTGTTGAGCCGCTTGATCTCTTTCAAACTTCTTTTTTCTTCGTATTTTTAATACTTGATTAGCCAACTTAACATTTCTAATATTTCTCAAATCAATAGCATCTTCTAATTCTATGTTCTCTTTAGATAAAGCTATTTGTATATTGTTTTCTAATAATTGTTTTTCCTCTTCATCTGGGGCTAATTCAATAAATATCCCAAAATCATATAAATGTAAATTAGACATTTCTTCTAACGTTGCTACATTATGAACACCTATAGCTTGAATAAAAGCATCTTTTGTTGGTGAGTATTCTATAATATCAGATATTCTAAGAGATAGACACTCTGCAACTTCAGCTGTTAAAAATAAACCGGCTTGTAATATATGTCTTGTTGCTGTGTTAGAATTAGCCGCTGCTAATTTTTGAACACCTACTAAAGATTTAGGATCTGGTGTACTACCATCTCTAGCCTCGTTTAATCCGGTTACATCTCTTATCATTTGTAAGTAATAGTTATAATTACCAATAAGAGCTTGCATTTTATTTCCAGCACCTTGTCCGTTTGATATTTCTTGAATAGGTACTTTACCAGGATTTTGATCACCTTCAGAAGTAAAACTTCTACCAATAACAGATCCAGTTTGGAAGAACATGTTTAACGCTTCTTGTGGATTGTAGTTTGTACCATTACCTAAATCGATCTCAGCAAGACCATCAGCATCTAAATAAACACCATCAGGTGTCATTCTTGACATTACCTGTTGTAGCTTAAGATGTGTCAACTGAATCATATCAGCAAAACCTGTTATCCTACCAACTAAAGATTCTATTTTGCCATTATACATTCTTGGTGCTACAATAGCATAATTCAT